CGCTTCCGCCGTAACAGGATCAGCCCATTGGCGAGTGGCCCGTTTGGGCACGAGTTTCCACCCCGGCACTGGCGCGTTATTTTCCAGCATCGTCTGGGCCAGTTCACGGACGCTTTTAGCCCACTCTTCCGCAAGGATCGCAAACGCCAGAGCATTGCCGACTTTCTCCACATCAATAGCCTTAACCTTCGTCGCGACAGCGCGCTCAAGCTGACCCGTCAGCAAGGGACAGACCGGCTTGGCGGCGCACCAACGGCAATGGTCGCCAGCCTCAAACTTAGGGTTGGGCTTAAATGACGCTTGCACGGCATCATACAGCGTGCGCTCGAACGCCTTGATGCGACCGGGCGTCGTCACCCAACGCTTAACGTAGGGCGGCTGCACGATGATTAGTTCGATCTCATCAACGCCTTCAAACACCCAGCGCAGTTCTTCCGTCCGCATCCCTGCGGCGGCGTAGAACATAAGTTGTTCGTTTTCTTCGACGTCTACCGCAACGCCATCCCCAAACTTCCAGTCGAGGACTATCGCACGATTGCGTATACGGCCAGCGAGATCGCAAGAACCGTAAACTCCGGCAAGAAAGTCATTGAAATGGACATTCACCTCCGTGGCAAACTCAAGCTCACTATTAGGGTCAATCTCATTAAGTGAGTCAAGCGCTAGGATTAACTTCTCATTATCAGTGTAATCATCAACACTCGCGCCATGCGACAAAATCATGTGCATGGCGTCATGCAGACGCGAGCCTTCTTCGGCGTATTTAGAACTTGGTTTTTCAGGGACTGTGTTGACCAACGCCCGCGAACCGGGGCAATTTATCAAGCGCTTAGCGGTCGAGCCGCCGACGATATTGCTGTGTGCCATTACCTTACCTTTCAGTGATTCGACACTAGACTTTTCTTTACGGGTGTGTCAATACGTTTTTTATGCTCGAACGCGAAATCGAAAAATATTTTGTGAAATGTGTGCAAGCCGTTGGCGGCAAAGCATATAAATTCGTGTCGCCATCAAATCGCGGCGTCAGTGACCGCGTTGTTTGCTTTGCAGATGGGTCCACACATTTTGTCGAATTGAAACGCCCCGGCGGTAAATTATCGCCGCTGCAACAAGTATTTGCGTCTGATATGAAATTGTTAAATCAAAACTATGCTTGCCTGTGGTCTAAAGAGGACGTTGACGAATGGATTTGCGCCCATACCAGCACGAAGCCGCCGATTTCCTCTTCGCCCATGATCGGGCGATGATCCTAGCGCCGGTTGGCGCGGGTAAGACAGCGATCACGTTAACGGCGATGGCGGACATGACCAGTAAAGGTCATTGCGACCGTTGGCTTGTGTTAGCGCCGAAGCGCGTCTGCACCGACGTGTGGCCTGTGGAAAAACCTAAGTGGGCCGAACACATGCGCATGGCTGTCGCAGTCGGCACGCCAGCGCAACGTAAAGCAGCGTTTGCGGCCGATGTTGATATAGTCGTCACCAATTACGATAACATACCGTCGATTGACCCTAAAGACTTTGACGGGATTGTCTTCGATGAGTTGACGCGGCTCAAAAATCCGTCCGGTAAACGGTTCAAGTTCCTGTTAAAAATACTTGACAAGTTCAAAATTCGCTGGGGATTGACCGGATCGTTTACGTCGAACGGTCTGGAGGATGTGTTCGGCCAGTGCAAGGTCGTCGATCAGACGCTGCTAGGACGCAGCAAGGGTGCGTTCTTGCAGCAGTATTTCTACTGCGTGAACCGCGACTATGGCCAATGGGAGCCGCTGCCGCAAGCGCTGCCGAAGGTCATGGAGGCAATCAAGCCGGCGACCTATGTGCTGGAGCCTGGCGGGTATAAGGACAAGCTGCCGCCGCTCAACATCGTCGAGATCCGATGCGAACTGGAAGACCGCGAGCCCTACGAGAACATGAAGAAGGATTATGTACATGAAGAGATCACGGCTCCGACAGCGGCTGCTGTCACAAACAAACTTCAGCAGCTCACCTCCGGCTTCGCTTATGATAGTCAAGGCAATGCTCAGTGGTTTGGACGCCAGAAGTTTGAATCTCTCCGAGACATCCTCGACGAAAACCAACGAGACAACACTATCATCGTCTACAATTACAAAGAAGAATTAGCGGAATTACAACGTCAATTTAACGTCGCAACCATCGACGCGCCGAACGCCGTCGAGCGCTGGAACGCCGGCGAGATCGAATTGCTGGCGATTCACCCCAAAAGCGCCGGCCATGGGCTAAACCTACAGTTCGGCGGCAACAAGATCGTGTTCCTCTCGCTGCCGTGGTCGCTGGAGCTGTTTGAGCAAACAGTCGGTCGACTGCATCGCAGCGGCCAAACGCGCGAGGTCTGGTGTTATCTCGTGATGTGTAATAAAACTATTGACGAACGAATACTCTCTAGTCTACAAGACAAGAAATCTTTAGCGGAAATCGCCCTTGCAGAACTTAACGTGGAAAACCCTTAACGATCAGCTTGCTGATCTAACGGAACAGGAAGTCTTAGACTTGCTGGAGGATGAGACCAAGCACGCCCGCAGGTCAACCATCCTAGTGCGGCTACATCAGCGCTACACGGTGCTGAGAATGTTGCGAGAAAGGGCGGCCATCATGGAGATGATAAACAATGACACCCCAAGAACTGCTTAAAGACGCCAGCGCCATTATTGACCAACGCGGTGAAGGCTATGGCGGCATCGAGAACAATTTCCAGCTCGCCGCCGACTTGTCGTCGCTGCGGTTGGGCCGCGATTTTCATCCTTACGAGATCGCCATTATCATGGCTTGCGTCAAAAACGCCCGCGCGTTTGCGTCGCCGGATCACATGGACAGCCATATTGATGCCGTGAATTATGAACTGTTTGCCGCGACATTCGCGGCAGATTACGCCGCCACCAAAACCGGCGTTGAGTTCATTGACTATCAGAAGAAAGCTGACCGCAAGACAGCTAAATCAATTAAGCCGACACGTGCGGCGGAGCTGTCCGTAGTCCACGATCATGTTAGCCAGCTCGCTGCCCTTGGGGAGTGAACGCAATTCCTTGGCGGCTCTGGTTTGGCGTTCCGCCGAGTAATCGACCAGCGGGGGACAAGTGACCCCGCTGGCGCAACCGCTAAAACTTGCCAGCATCAAGATCAGCGGCAGTCTCGTCTTTAGTTTTCGGTTCTGCAACCTGGCCCTTTCAAGCACCGCGCGAACCGCCAGTGACGTTGAAGTCCTTGGCCGCGATCAAGCCGATGCTGATAAGCGCCTCCTGAAGATCGGCCCAATTAATCGTTTTGGACTGCCAAGCATTCCACAGGACGGACAGAAGACCCAAAATGCCGGGGATCGTGGTCATCCAGTTAACTAACATTTTTGTCTCCTTTAGTTACATGGCCGCGACGTGCTATCGCGGGCGATACATTCGTAATACTTAATGTCGGCGCAGCCTGTCAGCGCGAGCATAAATCCCGCACAACAGCATAAACGTCGTTTATTCGGTTCGACCAACCACGACCAAAGGTAGCCCATGTCGGTAATCCTTTCAGGAAACCCAGTCGCTTGTCCGTGACCTTATTGCCGAGATAGGACTTGGCGGCAAGGATCGTTTTCGGGCCAATCACGCCATCTTGCGACACGCCGACGATAGACTGGAGATACTTAGCCGCGCGGCTGACACCGCTGTTAACGGCGAAATCGAACACGGCGAAATCGACGCCATCCGGCAGGTCGTCGCCCCGGATCTTATCCCAATACTCTTGTTTGTAGATCGCCGCGACCTCTGAGTCAGCAATCTGGAACACGTCCTTATGGCTAAGTCCGTGCTTGGCCCGCCACGCATTATAGGTGTTCTGCGTAACTCCAAAAGCAGTGCGGCCACCAGGGTCACGCGGATCATCGACCTTGCCGCCCTCGTAGCGCAACGTCGCTTTCAGCGCGGTGTCATAGTTCTCTTTCATCGGTCAGCCTTTGTGCTGAGGAGATCACGGATGCGGTCGAGCCGTTCGAATACTTGGTTTAGGGTCGAGTTAAACTCTTCGCGGGTGATATAGCGCCCAGCGACCAGCACCTCGATGTTGCCGACCTTTTCCGCCAGTTCTTTATCGGCTTCCTGAAGATCCTTTACCGCACCCCAGACGGTATTGAGCGTCCAGCCGCCCAACACGCCAATGACAGCGATGGCCACATCAAAAAGAACTTGGTATTCGACCATCATTGCCTCGACATCGCGTTGCGGTTCTCGGGAGTCATTGTGTTTAAAAAAGTAACTGCGCCGGACACGATAGGAGGTTTAGGCGCGCGGCGTCCGCTAACACCGCGACGTAGCTCTTCAGTTCGTGCGTTGTATTTTTCGGCAGCCTGAAGCGCTTTTCGCATCTCCGCCGGGTCAAGCATTTCCATGCCGATCTGCGTAGCGATTTTTTCATCTATCTTGCCAAGCGACCGGCGAACAATCGTGTTGGCGATTGTCCACACACGATTCAACAGATTCAAATGGGAGATTGGCCCAATTTGCGCCGACGCGAGATCGTCTGCTGACGCTTTAGCCAGTTTAGCTTGATCTTTCGCAAGTTGTGTGCGACGGAATTCATCGCGAACGTCGTTAACAACGCCCATCTCTTCTGGGGACAGCACGTCTTCTAATTTAGTGAAGAACTCTTGGCCGGTAGCACGCTTTATGGTTCGCGGTGCCTCTTCAGCCGCGCGCGCGAACATGCCGGCGCGGGTCGCTTCGCCGGTCAACGGCGCGGTTAAGGACTTTTGCAGCTCCTGCGCAACCTGCATCTTATTGATCGGCATACTTTGCGAAGCATAATCTGCGCGTGCCTTGGCATAGGCGGTATTTTTTTCAAGTTCCGCAATAAACGCTTTACGAGTGTCACGAATAGCCGCGACCTCCGTAGCACCGATACCAAAATCTTTAGGGTCGCGGATCATATCGTCCAGCGCCATTTTGACATAGTGCAGGCTTTGAACCGGATATTTGGCAATTTCGGCCGGTGTGACTTTTTGAACCGGACGGCCAAATTCATCGAGGATTTTTGATTCGCTGATCGTTTCCGGCGTCGTTTTGCCGATTTGAAACGGTTTAGCGCGTTCTTCAGCAATTTGCGCCGCGCGGCCAAACGCCTTTTCCATTGACGGGCGGTTCATAATGTCCGTCAGTTCCGGCGTCTCTTGCATAACCTGCTTAAAAGCGCGGCCATAATTAGTTTTGGCTTCTAGGCTGCGCGCTTCCTGCGCCGCCGCCAGTTCTTCCGGCGTGCCGGCAATTTGACCGATGCGAGCGGCACGCGACGCTTCCTGCGCTTGTTGCACCGCGCGAGCTTCCTGCGGCACTTGCTGCGTGATTTTTTCACCAATAGCTTGGATAGCCGGCGCGTTTACATCCGCCAATGCTTGCGCCGAAGTCATGCCAGGGCGCGCTGCCGCAAGAGCATTAATGGCTTCCGGCATTTGAGCGCCAAAAGCTTCGCTATACATGCGTGCTTTAGGGTTGAGCAGATTGCGGATCATGGGCGTGGCAATACCGCCGACGCCGCCAGCGCCAGCCATAGCCGGCGCAGCTAATCCGCGCGCAGCGGTCAGACCGAGCGCCGTCGAAACAGGAGCTTGCTTAAACGTCTCAAGCGGCTGCGTCAAAAACTGGCCGACGCCCTGAAACGCGGCCGATCCCATGCGGGAAGCCGTCTCAAGTGGACGCTGTGTCAACGCTTCCTTAGCCGCCATAGCCGACTCGATAGGATTAGCGGCTACGTTGTAAACGCCTTGCGCAATATTCAGCACATCTTGCGGAATATTACCGGCCGTTTCTTCCAAATACTGACCGATGCCGCTAGAACGTGGGCCTGGCATACCTTCAGCATGAAACGCTGATACGCGGTCCATGAGATCTTCTTGCGTAATATCATCCGGCACGTTGCGAACAATCGTGCCATCAGGAAGCCGAACGTCCATTAGCGCCTCTTCGGAAGTTGGCTGAAGTCAATCACGCGGCCAGCAGACGGCGCGGGTTCGGCCGCAACAGTCGTGCGCGTTTCAGGTAACCCAGCATACTTAGCCATGACCTGCTTAACGCTTTCCCAAGCCGCGAGACGACGATCAGCGCCAAGATCCGGATTGGCGATGTCGCCCATCGTCTTCTTAATAAACTCGCGGTCTGCGTCTGAAATTTGCGCGCCAAGTTTGCCGCCCAATTTGGCCAGCACTTTATCGTTAGCAAACACTTCAAGTTTAGAAATAGCCTTCTGTCCCGGCGTGCTTGCGCCAGTAAGAAATTCTATGCCGCCGGCCGCCGCGCGCTGAAGACCACCGCTTGTAGACGCTTTGATAAGATCAGTAATTCTATCCGTGCCGGTTTCGGGATTATAGCCGGCGTCCTCAAGAACGGATTGCCCAAACGTCTTGTTTTTAGACGCTTCGCTACCAACAGCGACAGGCGCAGCGACCGGCCGCTGTGCGGTAAGTTCAGGCGAAGTAACGGGCTGCGGCGCGATTAGCCCAGCCGGCGGCGCTATCGGTGTAGGCGACAGCATCGGATTCTCGCCCGTGACCGGGGCAACCATAGCGTTCTGCACGGGGGCTTGACGGCCATAAACGGCGTTGAACTTGTTGACATAGGCTGGAACGGTTGTGCCAAGAATATCGGCGCGTTGTCCGGCTTTGGCTAACGGCTTACCAGAAAACCACACAGACGCGGCGTCCTGCGGGGAGCCATACTTAGCCGTGTTGCGCGTGAACTGGTCCTCAAAGACTTTTTCCTGCGCTTCTGGATTCGCAAGAAATTCAGCCGGCGTCATTGATGCGCCAAGCGCCTGTTTTGTCCATGAAGGAATATTCGCGCCCATCACTTGGTATTTACCATACGCGCGGTCGCCCTTTTCCGTCACCGGGCCAAGCGCCTTATAGTTACCGCCGCTTTCAATGTTCGAAATAGCGGCTTTGGCTGCCGGCATATTAATGCCCACACCTGTGGCCAGCATTTCTTCCGTGATTGGCGTCATCGCGCCGGTACGCTTATTCTGGAGAAATTTACCTTTATCGCCCAGATCAACAACTTCTTGCTGCGCTGGCGCGGTCACTTCCGAACCGGCGACGACTTCAGCCGCGCCGGTCGGGCCAACGCGAAGGAACCGCGATGTATCCCCAAAATGCTGTTGCAAGACTTGCGGTTTCAAGTCCGCGCCCTGCATAGCGACCATTCTTACCGCTTCAGGATCATATTGTTCGGGTAAAGTGGCCGCCGCTAACGGAAATGTTTCCATGACCTGCTTATGCCACGCGGCGTAATTGCGAACGTTCAACCGGGGAGTCATATTGATCAAAGAATCATATTTCTTCGACGCCAGCTCAAAATCTTTAACGCGTTGTTCGGACTGAAGTTTTTCTGCTTCGCGGATGTCTTTGTTAGCCGCGTATCCAGCCGCCAATTCTTGAAGACGCATTTGCTGCGCAAGACGCTCTTGCTGCAATTCGTTTTGCGCCGCCGCCTGACCCTGCGCTAACGCCCCAAGGAAATTAACGTTAGGCATCTGAAATTCAGGAAGAGGCTGATACTGAATAGCCATCAGGGTTTCTTTCCATAAATATAACCAGCAGCTTGTAGACCTTGGCCTGCCAACGCAGCCATTAAGTTCGTCGGCCCCATATAAGCGCTGGCGTTATTAGCGCCGATATTGGCATAGCCTTGGCCAAGAGCTTGACCTAGACCACCATAAACATTAGCCAAATTCGTGCCTGTGCCAATCGCCGCATTGCCAACACCCTGCGCCGCACCAAAGCCGGTCTGCGTGCCGCCCTGAAGCAATCCGATCTGATTGGCGCGGTTAGCCATGAATCGGTTATAGGCATTGCCATATTCCTGGCTTGCCAAATCCTGACCAAACCGCTGCGCAGCTTTTAATGCCGCACCAGACTGAAGACCTGCCTGCGCCGCCGCCGTGCGATTGACGGCCTGCATTCCCTGCTGTTCGCGGAACGCATAGCCGGGGTCCATCTCAAGCTGCGCCGCCGTGGGCTGCTGCATAAGACTGCCGGAGTCAACGCCGGGGCGTAGACCCATGAGGACGGCCAGC